TATCTTTGTCTAACACCGTAGCTATAGCAGCAGGCGCAACAGAAAGATTAAAGATAACAGCCACATCCTTTTCAGTTAACGGAAATATAGGTTTAGCAACAGGTAGTTTTGAAGACAACGCAGGAGCTACAATAGAAGTAAGGAATGGGCTAATAATAACTATAACTGCTTAAAATGGACATAAGAAAAATATCTATTGGTCCTGACTACAAGTCTAGTGCGATGCACTACCTATTAGGTCAAGAAATACTGAACGGTAACTTTCTTATTCATCTTATAAAGCAAGAGGAGGATTCTATTGTTATATACATACAGAAAGAAGACGAGGTATTGCTATGGAAAAGATTTAACTCTAGTATGCCGATATCAATTGAATACAACATAAACTTTTAGCTATGAAAAAAATAAAGCCATATTTTACAGCAGCAAATAAATCTATGGGTGGGAAGCCTGAGAAGTTTGGATTACCATCAAATAAGCAAATACAAAAAAGTGTTTACTTGAAGGTTAAAAAATAAATTAAATTAAATGCTAGGTTGTTTTTCCCACTAGCTCATAAATTAAATTATGAAATCGCCATTTTCGTTTATAGCTAAACCTGTAAAAGGGAAAAGATATAACAACACTAAAAATATAGGAGGGATTGATTTTATTATCAGCACATCCCAAGAAGACCATAAGTTCTCAAACAGAAAGGCTGAGGTTATAGAATGCCCTATTGATTATAATGGTCCAATAAAAACAGGAGACATCCTATTGGTTCACCACAACGTATTTAAGTACTACAATAACATAAAGGGCAAGCAAGTAAGTGGAAGGAGCTTCTTTAAGGATGACTTATTTTTTGTAGAGAACGAGCAGTTCTATATGTATAAAAATAAAGATGGTTGGAACGCACACGACAAGAATTGTTTTGTTGAGCCTGTTGATGTTGAGGAGTCTTATATATATAAGCCAATATCAAACGAGCCACTAATTGGAAAGCTTAAATATCCAAATAAATACCTAAGGACTAAAGGATTGAAGGAGGGGGATAGGGTCTCGTTTAAGCCTGAGAGTGAATATGAGTTTAATGTAGATGGGGATATTCTTTATAGAATATTTGACCATCAGATAACATTAGCGTTATGAACTCAAAGGAATTAAAATTAAAAATAATAGACGCAGGCTATAAAGCGGTGGAGCAGCTTATTAAGGTATCTCGTGAAGATATAATAAAGCAAGACCCCGATGACGAGCTATCCGCTGACAGACTAAAAAACGCTGCTGCTACAAAAAAATTAGCAATATTTGATGCATTTGAAATTCTTAGCAGAATAGATTCAGAGAAGCAGGCGATAGAATCACTAGAGAAGGGACCTAACAGAACAGACACAAAACAAGGCTTTGCAGAAAGAAGGTCAAAGTAACTTATACAGTCTACTTGTAGATGTTATACCGAAGGGTATATTAACAACTAAGAATAAGGCAAGTTCTTGGGAGTATGGATACAACGATAAGTATGACTTTGTTGTAGTATCAAAGTCAGGTCAGGTAGGAGACGTTATATCTATACAGGGTCTTCGAATTGCATTACCAAAACAGCCTAAGGAATGTGCTAAAAGGCACAAAGATAAATCTGAACAGTATTGGGAACGGAATGAGCTACCTAAGCAATTATCTAAGATTCAATCTATATTTAAATGGAACGATATGCCTACTGAGTTTAAAAACCAATGGGTGGACTACATTGAATCAGAGTTTGATAAGAGGGAATATGGTGCTTGGTTTATGTCAAACGGAGTTCCAACATACATTACAGGAGCACACTATATGTACCTCCAATGGACAAGTATTGACGTTGGTTACCCTGACTTTAGGGATGCTAACAGGATACTATTTTTATTTTGGGAAGCTTGTAAGGCAGACAATAGAAGCTTTGGGATGGACTACCTAAAGATTAGGAGGTCAGGATTCTCGTTTATGAGTTCTTCTGAGTGTGTTAATACAGGAACATTAGCTAAAGATTCTCGTATCGGGGTATTATCAAAAACAGGGTCTGATGCTAAGAAGATGTTTACGGATAAAGTTGTTCCAATTGCGAACAGGTTACCCTTCTTCTTTAAACCTATTCAAGATGGGATGGATAAGCCTAAGACAGAGCTTGCCTTTAGGATACCTGCATCTAAGATTACTAAAAAGAATATGTTTGAGTCAACTAACGATGAGTTGTATGGATTAGATACAACTATAGATTGGAAGAACACAGATGACAACTCATATGATGGCGAGAAGCTTTTACTTTTGGTTCACGACGAATCGGGTAAATGGATTAAGCCAAACAACATACTAAATAATTGGCGTGTCACTAAGACGTGTTTACGTTTAGGTAGTAAAATAATAGGAAAGTGTATGATGGGGTCAACCTCTAATGCTTTAGCTAAGGGGGGTGATAACTTCAAGAAGCTTTATGAGGACTCAAACGTTTTAAGCCGTAACAAGAATGGTCAAACTAAGAGTGGTCTATATAGCTTATTTATCCCTATGGAATGGAATATGGAGGGGTTTATTGATAGGTTTGGTCTTCCTGTATTCCGTAAACCAAGTACTCCTGTACTAGGAATTGATAACGAGCTTATACATAACGGTGCTATCGACTATTGGCAGAATGAGGTGGAGTCTTTAAAGAATGACCCTGACGCATTAAACGAGTACTACCGTCAGTTTCCTAGAACGGAGTCACACGCATTTAGGGATGAAAGCAAGCAGTCTATATTTAACCTAACTAAGATATATCAACAGATAGACTACAACGACTCAATAATTATGGACCACCACCTAACTAGAGGTAATCTAAGTTGGAAGAATGGCGCAAAGGATACTGAGGTGATGTTTAATCCCGACACTAGGGGAAGGTTTTACATATCGTGGACCCCTGAAAAGGGAATACACAATAACGTGGAATCTAAGAATGGGGTTAAGTATCCGGGAAATAAGCATATGGGGGCTTTTGGTTGTGACAGTTACGACATCTCTGGTGTTGTTGGCGGTGGCGGTTCTAATGGTGCACTACACGGGAAGACAATGTTCCATATAGACAAGGGTCCTGTAAATGAATTTTTTCTAGAGTACATAGCTAGACCGCAGACGGCTGAGATATTTTTTGAGGATGTTTTAAAAGCGTGTGTATTTTATGGTATGCCTATACTAATAGAGAACAACAAACCTCGACTTCTGTATCACTTTAAAAACAGAGGGTATCGTGGGTTTTGTATGAACAGACCCGACAAGCACTATAACAAGCTATCTAAGACCGAGAAAGAGCTAGGTGGTATACCAAACTCAAGTGAGGATGTTAAGCAGGCTCACGCAGCCGCAATAGAGTCTTACATAGAGGAGCATATAGGATTTAAAAATGAAGACGAAATTGGCGACTGTGTATTTACAAGAACGTTAGAGGATTGGGCAAAGTTTGATATAAGCAATAGAACTAAGTTTGATGCAAGCATATCGTCTGGTTTAGCTATAATGGCAACACAAAAACACCTGTACACCCCACAGCAAAAAGTTTCAAAAATAAAGATTAACTTTGCGAGGTATAGTAACAAAGGTACAAATAGCGAAATTATTAGATGAAGAAAGTAGACATAAACATATCATCTACAGGGTTCCCAAGTCAATTTGTTTCAGATAGCAAGAAAGCATCTGATGAGTTCGGTTTACAAATCGGGCAAGCCATTCAGTATGAGTGGTTTAAAAAAGATGGAAACGGATGTAGGTTTTACAGTCAATGGGAAGACTTCCATAGGCTAAGACTTTACGCAAGAGGAGAGCAATCTGTAGGAAAGTATAAAAATGAATTAGCAATTGACGGTGACCTATCATATTTAAATTTAGATTGGACACCAGTACCTATTCTTCCTAAGTTCGTCGATATAGTTGTAAACGGTATGCAGGCTAGGGAATTTGTCCCTAAGGCTTTTGCACAGGATGCTATGTCTCAGTCTAAAAGAAGCAAGTACCAACAGATGGTAGAGGGTCAAATGATTTCAAAACCTTTACTAGAGACTATACAGAAAAAAACGGGCGTTAACCCTTTCACTGTTAACCCTGATGAGTTACCAAATTCAGACGAAGAGCTTAAGCTGTATATGCAGCTAAACTATAAGCCAGCTATTGAGATAGCAGAGGAAGAGGCTATTAGTACATTGTTTGAATCAAACAGATACGAAGAAATTAGAAAGAGGCTAGACTATGATATGACTGTATTGGGTATTGCCTGTGCTAAACACGAATTCCTTATGGGGGATGGTGTCAGCATTAAGTATGTAGACCCTGCAAATATTGTGTATAGCTATACAGAAGACCCTAATTTTAGGGACTGCTTTTATTGGGGGGAGATTAAAACCGTTCCAATAACTGAGCTAGTTAAAATAGACCCGTCATTAAATAATGAGGACCTAGAAGAAATTTCTAACTATGCACAGAGTTGGTATAGTTACTATAATAATGCACAGGCTTATCAGAACGATATATTCTATAAGGACACGGCAACGTTAATGTACTTTAACTACAAGACTACAAAGAAGGTAGTATATAAGAGAAAGGTTAAGGACAATGGTAACGTAAGTATGATTGAAAAGGATGACTCCTTTAACCCACCTTTAGAGATGCAGGAAGAGGGTAACTTCACTAAGGAGTCTAAGACTATTGATGTATGGTATGAGGGTGTTATGGTTATGGGGACCAATATATTACTTCAATGGAAGATGATGGAGAATATGGTTAGACCACAGTCAGCTACTCAATACGCAATACCTAACTATGTATGTGCTGCACCTAGAATGTACAAGGGAAATATTGAGTCTTTAGTTAGAAGAATGATACCATTCGCTGACCTAATTCAAATAACACACTTAAAGTTACAGCAAGTTATATCTAGGGTTGTGCCTGATGGTGTATTTATTGACGCTGACGGATTAAACGAAGTTGACCTAGGAACAGGTGCAGCTTATAATCCTGAGGACGCATTAAGATTATACTTCCAAACAGGTAGTGTTATAGGTAGAAGTTACACTCAGGATGGAGACTACAATCAAGGTAAGGTTCCTATTAAAGAGTTGCAGTCATCTTCGGGTGCGTCTAAGACACAGATGTTGCTGACTAACTATAACCACTACCTTAATCAAATAAGAACGGTTACAGGTCTTAATGAGGCTAGAGACGGAAGTATGCCTGACCCTAATTCGTTGGTTGGTCTACAAAAAATGGCAGCACTTAACTCAAATGTTGCTACCAGACATATACTTGACGCAAGTCTATACATATATAAGAGTTTATCTGAGGCTATGACTTATAGGGTAGCTGATATATTAGAGTATTCAGATTTCAAAGAAGAGTTTATAAATCAAATTGGCAAGTACAATGTTTCTATACTAGGAGACATTAACGAGCTATACATATATGACTTCGGAATATTTATTGAGATGTCACCTGATGAAGAGCAGAGAGCACAGCTAGAGCAGAATATACAGATGGCACTATCTAAGGGGGATATAAACCTTGAGGATGCTATTGACATTAGGGAACTAAAGAATATGAAGCTCGCCAATCAACTGCTTAAGCTAAAAAGAAAAAGCAAGCAGGAAAGGGAAGAAAAAATGGCTATGCAACAGCAAGCAATGCAGGCACAGCAAGCACTTAAGTCTCAGGAGATGGCAGCACAAGCAAGCCAACAGAAACTAGCTGCGGAGATGCAAGCAAAAATACAGTTTAGGCAGGCAGACATAGCGTTTGAGATTGAAAAACTAAAGCAGGAAGCTATGCTTAAGTCTCAGTTAATGAATGAGGAGTTCCAAATGAATCTGCAATTAAGAAATATAGATGCTCAACAGTTGCAAGGTAGAGAAGACCAAAGAGAGAACGCAAAGTCAGGACGAATCAGCCAACAGAATACGGAGCAGTCTCAGCTTATAAACCAAAGAAAAAATAACTTACCTCCAAAGAACTTTGAGTCAAACGAGGATAGCTTAGATGGATTTGACTTAGCTGAATTTAACCCAAGATAAATATAAGATAATGAAGCCTACAAGAAAAAAAACAAAGAGTATTGATTCAGATGGTGTTAAGCATAAGCTTAAGGAAGTAACAAGACGTAATGGTGTTACTAAGAGTAAGGCATCGTCATTTGATAAAGGGACTGGTATAACTAAGACCACAAAGAAAAAAACAAATAAAAAAGGAAAAACCACTACTACTAAGAAAAAAACTTATTCTAACCCTAGAAGGGCTGCAATAGGAGGTATTATAGGTGGAGTTGCTGCTACTGCTGCATTTCCTCCTGCCGGAGGATTAGGAATAATCGCAGGTATGGGAGTTGGAAGTCTTATTAAAAAAAGGTTAAATAAAACAAAAAAATAA